TGTCAACACCCTCTTGAGCGTCTAGCATGGAAGCAAAGCTTTGCGCTGCTTGATTTACTGTAATCGAACCGACTGCTTGTGCGTTATCGGACATATTTACCTCTTAGTTTAACAATCATTCTGCTTTCGGGGGTCTTCCCCGTCTGCGAACAAGGGCAACTTCTGCCATCTTGCCTGTATCCATGACAGAGCGTAACTTAGCTCTTAAGATGTCTATCGTGGTCAAAAGCAAATAAGCTTGCTCTCTGATAGGACCTTCCATCAATTTGGAAGACCTGATTTCACGATAACAGTCATCTTCAATTCGCTTTAACATCTCATTGAGGAGTTCATCCTCAAGAAGTAGTCTGGCTCTGTCTCCTCTTGCGAGGTTAATTTCTAGATCGTCCATTTACATCATTGGTTGGGGCTGTTGAGGGACTTGCGTCTGGCTCATTGCAGCTTGTTGGCGAATTAATTCTCGGTCACGATTCATTGCGGCATCTATTTCCGCACTTTGAATTTGTACACCATATTTCAATTCTAGCTCATATCTACGCAAAATACCATCTTGTTCAATACGATCTCTTTCACGATCATCAGCCATGAGCATTCTTTCACGATCTAACTGTAATTCAGCGGCTTTCTTTTGAATATCAGCTTGAATAGATTGTGCCTGTACTTGAGCCAGTATCTCCTCTGGAGTTGGCTTCGGAGCAGGTGGTTCTGGCAACTGGAAATCATTAGGTAATTGATTAAAGTAATTAGCCGAATCTTTAATTCCTGCCAACTGCAACATCTTAGTTAATGTATTGGTGTACTGTGGTATTGATACAACAGGATTATTAGGACCAGTCTTTTCAATCAACATTTCCTGACGGGCGGCTACCTGATTCAGAATATTAATTCTGTCTTCAATAGTGCCATCACCAACACCCACATTAACAATTACATCCATCTTTGCATCCCATGATCTTGGATCAATAGGAACAAAGGTGTTACGCAAACGCACCATACGGGAACGATCTTGGTTCTCAACAACCAATTTCAGGATGCCAGTAAACAGCTTACGCAAACCAGTTTCAGCAAAGATGCGAGCAATCATCTCAATGTGCTGATGTGCGGCATTGACAGTCGCAGAAACAGCGGCTTTGGTGGTGCTTTGGAGAGCATCTGCATCTAACCCTGCGGCAGCTTTAGAAATGCCTGTACGGGTCTGTTTAATGTCGTCCAAGTAGTCCAACATTGGGAATGCGGCTTGACCAACAAATGGAGTTGTAAACGGCTGAACCATACCTGGCGCTCTCATGCGAATAACTGCACCAACTTCGGTATTCAGCACATCTTCCATGTTGGCTTGCCCCTCAACTATCGCTGTACGAGGGTGGATAGATTGTGCCAAGGAGTCTAGGATGCCACGTTGAACATTGGATTTAATTCTCTGAATGTCCATAACGACATCTGCAGGACACATACCAAAGAATGTGTGGGGTTCTGGATCTGGGCAGAAGTCAGCAAATTGTCGCTCAGAAACAATCTCATTGCGGATAACTTTGTTGCCTGTACCAATGGTACAAATCCTACGCATTTCAGCAATACCATCACCATCAAAGTCTACCTTCAAGTAGCCCTCAATGTACATCACACTCTTGCTTGATGGGTCACCATTGTTTGCAGTACTGATTACGGCAAATGGGTTGCGAGAAGTGTATTCTTGGTTGTTGTCAAAGTCATTACCATTACCAGATTGTTCAACCATTTCCTCATAGTCATAACCCATAGCGACTAGATCGGAAACAGTCTTCATGGTTCTGTGACCAACAAAGGTAGCATCCTCAATGGATTTAGCTCTGCGGTCAATCAAGAACTCTTCTGGTGGCAAAGCCTCAATCTTGACCTTACCAGATTTAATTCTGCGCTTGATCTCCACATCGTACATCATGGGTGGTGGAGTCATAATGCCTTGAGCTTCATTCATTGGCTCAGTACCAGGCACTGGATACTCACGCACCGCAGAGATCTCTACATTAGGATCACTGGTCAACATCATCATGCTTTGTTCATCAAGCATAGAGAATGACTCTGCACGAACTTCAACAGACTCATCCCACCAGTACTTCACAATACCGCACTTGCGAACCAAGGCATCTTTAAATGCTGAGTGGAGAATCTTAAAGCCAGGATTATCACGCTTGAAGATGAAGTCAACATAGTCTGTTGCTTGTTCAGCATTCTGAACATCTTCAGGTCCTTGTGGAGCAAACTCAACCACACGCTCTGGGCCAAAGAAAATACGCATCAGGCTTGGCAAAATGCCCTGTACTGTATCTCGTACATCCATTGAGACTACTTGTGAACGACCATCTTCTTCGTCACCAAAGAGATCTCCATAATAGTACTCAGTCGCTAATGCTCGATTGCCACCAATGTCATCATCAATGAAGGATATTGCATCAGTAATTTCGGCAGAGATAACGCCCTGAAGTTGTTCTTCAGACATTACCTCATCTTCCTCCATTTGGCCTTGGAGCGTTTCTGCCATCAACATTGGGTTTTCTTGCATATTATTTCCTTATCGTGAGCCGATATAAGGGAGGATTCCAGAGCCAGTATTCTGTAGTAAAGAAGGGATGCCACCAACGTAATTGTTAGCCATACCACCATATGCCATACCTGCTTGCGGGAGCATGAGAGATTTCTCATCTTCTTTAGGATTAAAAGAGTATTTAAATGTAGATTTAGCCATATCGCCCATTGTGGCGTTTGGATCTGTGATGCCTTTAAAGGCTTCTACTGTTGGGTTAATTTGTTGGTTAACCATACTGCCCATATAGTTGCCAAATTCAGCACCCATAGATGCTGGCGCTGCACCACCACCTGCAACTGCTTCTGACATAGCGCCTTCGGTGGCGGCTGATTTAAGCGATTCCATAAAGGCGGCAAGTAAGGCTTCCATTATTCTTCCTCGTCCATTTCGTATTCTGTTTTAGCCATCATCAACATATTCTGCTGATTCTTGGTCATTTTTTTGGTGATAGGTCCACCAGATAACCATGCGGCACAGGTACGCTCACCTGCACATTTAAAGTCAAATAGCTCGCAATAACCTAGATTAGCCGCACCTTGGACATCTTTGGCATAGCCATCAGTTTCTTCATCAATACCTTTTAGGATACAGTCTAGCATCTCAGGAGTTTGGATGAAGGCAGCGCAATTACCGCATCGCATCTCTTGAACATCATCTAGAGATACTGCCCACATATCAGCAAGGTTCTGCCAGTACTCTTCGTTTTCCTCTTCAGGATTAGCAGGACCATAGTCAACATTCTTGATTGCCCAATTACGATTCTTTAAGTTGAACTCAATGTCATAGGTTGCGGTTGGGCATTTCATTTTTTATTCCTAGCAGATATTGCTTTAGCCTTTGCCTTTGCATCAGCCTTTGATGTAGCACCCCAAGCTTGTAGGCTTTGCAACAAACGAGTAGGGCTTCCATCTGGTTTTCTCTCAGGACCTGGCATACCACCCATTCGAGCAAGAAAAGAAGCTCTTCTTGGATTGTCACCAGACTTTACTGGTGCTTTTAAATTACTGCCTGGATTTTCTCGCTCATAGGACTTACGGCCTTTTTCATTAAGACCACCCTTAGAGTTCTTACCCTCTTTGCGAGTCCAAGCCGCACTCATTTTTTCTTAGCAGTCTTAGCCGCTTGTTTAAAGTCTTTGGCAGTAGGAGCGCCCTTAGTGCCAGGCTTACGCATCTTTTCCTTGGAGCCAGCTTTTATGCGCTTTTGTTTGGCATTGATGTTGGCGTATAGACCTTGTTTCATTTCTTGCTCCGATTAGTAGCAGTACGACTTCCACGTTTAGGCATAGCACGAGCCTCAGACATTGCAATCGCAACGGCTTGGTCACGGGATTTAACCTTTTGACCAGAAGAAGACTTGAGCTTCTTGTCTTTGTACTCACCCATTACTTTGCTAATCTTTTTAGCAGCATCGTCCATTTTCATAGAAATCTCCAGAAAGGTTGCTCAATAGTAACATATTGTGTTAAACAAAAAAAGAGCTACTTATTAGGTAGCTCAAAGTGGCAACGGCAATCAGACAAGTCCTCGGATTAACCTTTTAATAGGTTTACCCCAAGAATTGTTTGATCCCCATGAGATGGTGGCGGCATCGGAGGCAAATGTCAACACAAAAGCATCAGCCATGTCAGGAGATTTAAGTCCTCTCCTGCGAATATCATCCTTGGATTCAATCTTTATCTTGCCGTTAGATGTAAAGGTATACCTTACAGTTGCAAGTTCTCCGATTAAATCTTCGTTATTAGGAATCTTGCAGTCTCTTTTCTCTAGCCAAGCCTTGGCTTTATGCCACAACTCTGCTCTTAGATTCAGATAAGTACCGCCCATTGCAGGACTCTCGGACACATTAATCCCACGGCAAGGAAGTTTTAACTCTCTTAGTCGGTCAACAACACCTGCTCCCAGACCAATTGAGTCAACCAGAATCTCTGCAGGTCTATTCTTGTGGTCACAAGCCTCATATTGAGCAACCACAGCGCCTGTTAACTGCATCAAATCCAGATTCCTCCACCTCTCTAGGGTCTGGACTACGTTAGATTGACGCTTACATAGGACTGACGAGTCTGAACCAAAACGGGCTACGTCTAGTCCCCAGACTATAGGAGCATCTTCGTAGGCTCTGGTGTCTCGATGTTTGGCAGATTCAAGTAGCTCCATAGGAATGATGGTGTCATCATCACTACGGGGGAACTCGCCTAGCACACGAATCCGATAAGCATTACTTTCCTCGCCATAGCGGGATTTCATGTCCTGAACATACTCTTTACTGACACGGGTAGAGTCCAGACAGGATACTCTTCTAGTCCACCATTCGTCTTTTAGGCGGTTATGTGTCTCAAAAAAGAAGCCAGAAGACCTCACAGGGTTACCCAATAGGATGGTCAAAGCGTTGTGACCAGACATAGAACCAGCAGCAGCCTCAAACACTGCTTCAGGAACGCCAGAAGCCTCGTCTGCTACCAACATCACGTTATCAGAGTGAACGCCTTGTAGAGCCTCTGGTTGTTCAGCACGAGATGTTCTAGCAGAGATAAACGCCTCAGTCGCACTAGCCTTTAGTTCTATCCTTTCTTGTTTGACATCAAGTAGCTCTTGGATAGGTTGGGGTAGTTCTTTGACCCATCTCTTTAGTTCAGCAAACAAAGCATCGTAAAGTTGAGCAGAAGTAGGGGCAGTAACGACCACCTTGACGGGATATCTTGTTAAAAGAAACCACAACATAGCCCAAGAAGCGGTAGTTGATTTACCTACTCCGTGACCAGAACGAATAGAGATCTTCCGCTCACCAGAGGCCACAGCGTTCAAAAAGTCTTGCTGCCACTCATCAGGCTCTACTCCAAGTACCTCTTTAACAAAAAGAACAGGATCAGTCCTGTACAGGGTGATGAACTGGATAAAGGGGTTATTCATTGTTTTCCAAGGTTACGGGTTCTACCTTACCCATGTGCTTCAAGGCTTGGAGATGGAGGTCTCCCAAAGAGATATTCACTTGGGTTTTTGCAGTGTCTCCATAGTTCTCAGGATCAAGCTTAGATGCCATCCACTTACGGGTATCTACCTGGAGTCTAGCTTTGTTCACTCCACTATTACTTGTCTCATCAGCCTCATCTGCAATCTCTAGAGCTTCTTCCGCTAACTTCTCAGCCTTTAACTTTCTCGCCTTCAGGACCGCATCTCTACGCTCATCAGTATGGTTTATCCAGAAAGAGAGCATAGGTCTAGAACACTCTATGAACTCAGCCAAGCGTCCAATGGTCATTCCTTGGCTTATGTGTGCGGTAACGAACTCTATCCCCCCAAGACTCTCTATCTTCTTCTCCAACGCTCTCCTCATAGGAAACCCTGCCATATCTTCTCCTTGATTTAATGTCTACAAATTCTAAACTATAAAAAAATTTTTTGGAGGGTTCTTTTGTTGTTGGGGGGAGGGGTAGGGGGGTCTTAGCTTTAAGTGTGTGATTGATGTGTGTTTATGTCCCCTGCCACAGCGCCCCCTCCATTTATCGATAGGGGGGGGTAAACCCTTACTGGTAAACCCTACCCTTACGTAGAAACCCTTAATGGTAAACCCATAGGTACTAACCCTATTAAGGTAAATCCTACTGTCTATCTGTACAGCTTAGGGTAAACCCTAGGTTGGCATTTGGTTATGATTTATAACTATCCGTCTCATGAGCGCAAAGAGTGTAGGTGTAAGGGTGTCTAAAAGGTTTCTCCATGTTAGTTTTTGCTTATCTTCTACTTGCCTAGTTCTTAGCGGCTGATTGTGTTTTCCCCTTATGTAGCCTTGTATATCCCCTTATCTAATCCTTAAAAGATCAAGATCCCTAGTATTAGGCTTTCCCTTTATTTGCGAGAATCAATTGTGGCTACAAAATCAAACGTTATCTAAGGGTTTGTCCCTATGTTATTTTTCTTTTCTGGTGCTACTATAAATGCACGTTCAATCGGAACGTATCAATAAATAGGTGTTAACATGGAAATACAAATTGAGATAAAGCGGGTTTATGGCAATGTAGTTGCCTACCCCTTATGCGCCCAGGCTAAGATCTTTGCGTCTATAGCGGGCACATCTACACTCACCTCTGCAAATCTCAAACGTATTCAAGCTCTGGGTTATTCCTTTGTTTGCAAAACCTATGACATTCAAGAGGTGATGGCATGAAAACTGTATTCTTTGAAGCTCTATTTGGCATTGTGCTGTTTTGTGCTGCCATTGCCCTCATGCTCGCATACTTTGACGTATTGCTGCCCTGATTCTTTTCTTTTCTTTTTTTAATAGGTGTAAATTATGAAAATCTCTCTGAAAACAAACGTTTTACGCGCTGCTTTGCTTTGTGCTGCTAAAAAAGACATTCGGTACTATTTGCAAGGTGTTTGTGTCTCTATCAATCACCCAGAAGTAGCGATGGTTTACGGGACAAATGGTCACATTCTTTTTGCGGGTCAATCACCAATTGAAATGATCGAAGCACCAGAAGCTCTAGGTTTTGACATCATTATCCCGTCTGACACCATCAAAGCAATGGATAAAAAAGCAGAATTGGTGATTCTTGAAACCATCGATGGCGGTGCAAAGGGATACTATGTTTTAGGCAATTCCCGTTTTCAAGCAATAGACGCAAAATTTCCTGATGTTTCTAGAGTTATCCCATCCCGTGATTCATTTCCAGAGATTAAACCCTCTTATTTCAAACCAGAGTATTTATGCACTGCAAATGAAGCTCTAGCAATGTTTTATGGCTCTAAAAAAGATATTTGCTACCCTTTGCATAGCCGTGGCGATGGCTCTGGTGTAGTTCATATGAATCGAAATGATGCCTTAGTTGTGGTGATGCCTATGAGAAACGATCCTGGCATCTATCAGGGCTTGAATTCTGATTTTATGCACGTTCAACAAAAAGCAGTATAAAGGGGCAAACCATGAAAATCAAAGAGCAAAAAAATGGCAATTACACTACTTTTGAACGGGTTGCACATAACGGCTATTACATTGTGAAGCTCTACAAACGTGGTGAGCTTGCAGATAAGGTTATGGCAGACACTTATCGGGCAGCAAATGAGTATTTCAATTCTTTTAACCGCATTGCAAAAAACACTTGATAGGCTTAAAAATGAAAACAACTGTTTACTTTTCAGAATTTTGTGATTATTTCCGTGATATCAGACCCGATAACTTTTCTTATCAGGGTTTACGTATACTTTTTGACTATTTTGAACAATATGAGTCAGACACTGGTGAGGATGTTGATTTTGACGTTATTGCCATTTGTTGTGATTTCTCAGAGGATTCTTTTGAAAATATTGCGGATCAATATGGAATTGAATTAGACCCTGAAATGGATGAGGATTATCAAAAACAACAAGTTATAGAGCATTTAGAGGGTGAGGGCGCTTATTTAGGCGATTCAATCAACGGCATCATTTACAGGAACTTTTAAAATGACACAAATTCAAGCACTCACTCAGGCGCTTATTTTGGCACTCACTGCCCCTAGTGACCAAAAAGCACAAATGGCAAGTGATCTAGCAGAGCAAATAGCCCACGGGTTGACTAAAAAACAGGTCAATCAATGCAAATTAGCAGCAATTAAAATTTGGCACAATCAAGAGGTGACACAATGACCAAAGCAAAAGATAAAAGACACCCAAAGATCATTAATGAATGGATGGTCTATGAGGGTTTGAACGATATTAATTCAGTTTTTGGTGCTTTAACCACGTTTGAAGCATACTTAAAAAGCCCTGAATTCAATACTTATCATGCTCAAATGGCCCTAGATTGTCTGCGCTCTACTTTATGCACGGGCACTATGGCAATAGAAAATTGGTGCGAATTAGAGGATGCAAAACCATGAAAAAAGAATATTTATTTAATGTTTGGGCAAAGGGTGATTTTTCCGTCACTACAATTTTGGCAGAGAGCATAGAAGCAGCATTTGCTATTTTTTGTGAGCATAGGGGCTTAGATGGTAAAAACGTCTATGCTGAAACAGTGATGAAAGATAAAAAATGAAAATCGGCAGCATTATTGCTTATGATTGTGACCCAGCCAAACTAGGGGAAGTGATAGAAACCTTTTTCTATCCCTCTGGTGAATTAGGTCTAATGGTGAAACCTTTTGATAATTCTTGCAAGTTTTATCAATATGCAAGTGAAGTTTGGCTGCTAGCAGATAACCTTTAAAGCACTTCTAAAAATTCCCTGACGTAAAAATCAGGGTTTTTTTGAAAGTGTTTTTGAAGTGAGCGCTCACTTTCCTAAGATCGATTTAAAAGCCCTAGAATCGGTTTTTGTGGTTTTAAGCATAGTAGATATACCCTAGGCAAAAAAAGAGCTTAAAACGGGTTTTAATGGCCTTCTAGGTGTATTCTGGAATTGTGTCTCATGCGCTGTTTTAACTTCTAGCGAAGTGAGTACTAACTTACATAATTTTGCGAAGTGAGTGCTAACTTACAAAAAACTAATGGTTTACCCTAATAAATGGTGTTTTACAAAAAAGTGCCATTTACTATTTACAAACTCAAGTTAACCAATTTTTAGAAACTCAAAGTTTTTGAAACTTTTGAAATTAGAAAGCATTTTCATTTTCAGATTGATATTCAAATAATCTTTTAATTGTAATATTTAAAGCGTCAATCTCGTCCATTTTCTTAATATGCCACATTCTCTTTTGACCATGCCATCCTAAAATAGAATTGGTATGGCAGTCTTGACATAATGCTATACAGGTATATTGAAGACCTTGCTTGTAATGATGGGCTTCAGATGGTCCTGATTTATCACATACTGAACAGGGAAGCATCTTTACTCTAGCAAGATGTAGTCTTTCCTTGGCGTTCAGTTTGTTGTTCATTGGGTTGCCCTGACTTTATTGTTTGGCCTTGGATCTAAACCAAGTGCTTGCCGATCAGTCCATCCATGTTTTTTAACTCTAGCCCAAATAGTCTGCATCTTTATTGGGTAACGTCTTGCAGCTTCAGCTAAATGTATTTTTTCATTGCCAATATCCAAAACCATGTTATTAGTTTTGTTTGCGGCCTGTTCCATTGTAGTAGCCCATCTACAGTTTGACTTTTCATAATCCCCATTTGTGTCAATTCTGTCTAAACTCGTTCCGTCTGGAACATCCCCCATGTCTCTATAGAAGTTTTCGAATGATTGCCATTCATCACATACTTTCACGCCTTTACCGCCATAATATTTGTATCTAGAAGCTTTTGTATTAACGCATCTATCTTTCATATTTGCCCATGCTTTATAGGCTTTTGTTCTTATTTGTGGTTTACCACTTTGTCCATGAGTTTTTTTCATATCGCACCTCGTTATTGGTGGAAGCGTTACAGGAAGATACTGACAGGGCGGTAACGAATCGCCTTTTCCTCCGCTAAGAGTAGTCAGTATCTAATTTTAACTTAAATTTCTAATTTCAGCTCGTTTTGTGTATTCGTTAACTTTCCACACTTCTACCCTTGCTTGGGCAGCGGTCATCAACCAACGATACTTCTCTTCTTTCTCCACGGCAGCTCTAATGCCTTCTAGGATTTCTATGTACTCTTCATGGGCATAAGCAAAGGTTTCTTGTTTACCCAAGACTTCAGTCCCTGCCTGGCTCATCAGTTGAGCCTTCTTTGACTTGCGGAACTCCTCCAAGTACAGGCGATCCGCTTTCGCTTTTGCGTACAAGGGTGCGGTATCGATCAAATACTGAATTGCTTTGCTTGGGTCTATCTGGCTCTCCATGAATCAATCTCCAATGTTTTTCTGCTAAACGCCTAATTCCTTCGGACAAAGAACCATTCCCTGCCAAGGTCAATGCTTGTTCATGGATAGGCGCTACCCTTGCTCGGATAGTCCTACCCTCTTCGCTGATCTTCTTCCGACCAGCGCCTTTTCTGGAGCCGCCACGTTGTTTCATGGCTTGAATTATAGCTACAGAATCAAATTCTTTGTAATACGAATCTGATCGTTTCGCCATCATCCTCTTGGAAAACAACCTCAAAGTCTGCTTTGTAGATGTTCCTGAAGTCAGACATTGGGGTCTTGCCTACTTGTTTCTTATACTCATTCTGAGATAGAAACACCAATTGCTCTAGTTGGATAATCCTTGTGTGGCTTGGATCACCATAAGCCCAGACTGAGTTTCTTGATGGACAAGTCGCAAAGAAGTATCCATTCGGTTTAAGTAGTCTCCAAAACTCTGAGAATTGAGCAAAGAATAGTTTGTAGTCACCCTGTTGACCAAGATGTTCTAGCACCTCGTAGGCATGGATTTCGTCAAACTCTTGGTCTGGAAATGGCAGCGGAAGTTTCATCAAATCCCAGACAACATCAGGTTTGTGGTCCTCGTTGTAGTCCAAAGTGGTCAGGTTAGACCAATCTTTAGTGCCATCAGAGGCCAATCTTTTGTTGTGATTTGAGCCACAACCGATTAAAAGTTCTTTTTTCATTCTGGTTCACTTATATTAAGCAATCTTTCAACAACGGGAATAAAGTTAATTTTTAATGCTTTATCTATTAACCTTATTGATTCGTTAATCATTTCATCATAAGCAGAATCGGTTTTCTGTATTGCAGATAGTGTGTATCTAGCATCTTCTAATGCTTCTATATCTGCGCTATTTGCTTGATATATCAATTCAATATCCGTCATTTTGCCCTCTCGAAGTGTCGATATGTAGGAGCTGGTTCATCTCTCCCGCATCGCCTACCATGCTCGTTTGCCTCTTGTAACGCATGAAAAGCCCATTTGCAATTAGTGCAAACATAATATGGTGGGTTGCCTAGAGCATCTTTTTTTTGTTCAATCATGTGATTTCTACTACCTTATCGCCATTAGATTTAATGTAATTCTTTGTTTTCTGAATGTATTTTTCAAACTCAGACCTAGAAATACTTCCCTGTTGCAGATCTGCATACTCAATCAGATCTCTGATGGACTTGATGCCCTGCCCATCCAAACCCATTTGCTTTGTATCTTGGAAGCGTAAAGCGGCTTTGTGAAGACTCTCTTGAGCTTTCTCACAGATAGGTAGTACTTCAGGACCCACCCCACTTTTGCCCATCATCTCTGCCAGGTTTAAAACATCTACCAATGTTCGCCAATCACTAACAGTTCCTGATCCCTTGGTCATAGCTTCTAGTGCTGAGTACTCAAGGAGTCTGAGTTTGTCCAGTTTGTCCCTCTGGGTTACTGATGCTCCGATTATCCCGTGCTGAATGGGATCTATCAGATTCCACATCTTGCGCTTCGTTCTTTTTCTCATTGTCTCTGCCAAATATGGCATCCCATCGGTTTGCGTATTCTTGATTGCTTACATTGAATGGTCTGGGAGAACTGCCCTTGCTCATTTTTTCATGCCCCTTACAAAAGCACTAAAACTCTGTGCAGTATCACCAAATGATTTCATTAAACTGAACTCATGGGCAACCTCATCTAGCGTCTGGTTGCGTACAGGACAGTTTCTGCCTTGGGTACAGTCATAAGTGCAACAATCCATACCGCTAGATTTGTTTGCTCTTAATATCTGTTTTCCAAGGTTACTGTTTTGCTCAACCATGTTGAAGGCTTCATCTTCCTCTGGAGTCCAATCAGTCATGTTTTCACCTGTAAAGATATAGGGATGTAGATGCAAGCCTTGTCTTTGCTATTAATGACATGAACTGTCGTTTTATGCTCAGACAATGGCCTTTTGCAGTTTGCACACTTTGCATCTGGATGAGATGGTTTGCAATTAAGCATCATGGCTCAAAGTCCGATGTTTGCTTGTAGTTACTCTTGTGTTCATGGAAACGCATTGCAGCTTCCATTTCAAGCTCTTTGAATTGTTTATCAGCGAACAATCCAATCACATCATGGCCTTTAAACAAAATCTCTTTGATGCCTTCGTTGTAAGTGCCATCTTCGTCTTTTTCGTACTCGTAGACTATTGTGACAAGCTCACTGCCTTCGCCTACCAATGTATTGAATTCCCAAGTTTGTTCCATGATTTACTCCTGTTAAAAATTACACTTTATCAATTATTTTGTATTTTCATACTAGGACTTACCCTTAGATTAAGTCCTCTTTAACCATTACTTCCACTGCTGGAGTTTCTGCATATACCTTTGTGATGTGCAAACTCACTACTTGCTTGTCATCCAGATAGACAATCCCGTTCATAGCATCCAAAAAGCACTTGGCTATGTTGTCAATATCTGGCTTCTTTGTTGGCCTCTCAATGTTTGCCAAAGCATCTTTGCGCTTCTGCTTTGAAAACGATGCGGGTATTCCAACTCTGATATAAATTGCAACTGTTACAGGCGTTTCTAGTGGCTCTGATGCACCCATTGCAGATTTAGCCATCATCCTGATTTCGTCTTCGTAGGTCTTAGTTTTCTGTGGGGTGTAGGTAGACACAAAATTGCCTCGTTTAGCAAATCTGGGCCGTCCTTTACCTACTGGCTCTCCATAAACTGAATACACAATCATCATTGTCATTTCAGGAATTCCCATGCTGTGGCGGCACAGAGAGGGACTTGTCCATTACCAATGGCTTTAAGTCTGTCCACCCTAGAGGCCACCCCATGAGCCACTCGACCCACGTTGGGTTCAGTTGACCACCATTTCCTGCTCCCATTAGCCGAGCCTCTTCGATTGTTGTGTTTTTGTTCAACAAATCCCAACTCCCACTCCCGCCACACATCCCCTTTGTCCGAGGTGTAGGCCAAGTTAGAACCGCTGTGCTGAGACTCGTTTGAGTGCCTTTCTTGCCCTCCCTGCGAATCTGTAGACCCTGCCTGGCCTCGCTGTGAACTGGTGTTGGCCAATTTGCCGACAATCCACATTCTGTCTCTCTGGTGTGGGGCATTAACATCGGCTGCTCCCATAACAGTCCATTTACAGTCATACCCCATTTGGGTAAGGTCTCCAATGACTCTAACTCCTCCTCTAGTAGTGAGCATTGGGGAGTTTTCCACAAAGACGTACTGTGATCGTACTTCGCCAACCACCCGTGCCATTTCTTTCCACATTCCGCTTCGCTCCCCATCGAGTCCATCACCCTTTCCTGCGGCAGAAATGTCCTGACAGGGAAATCCACCTGAGATGACATCGACTTTTCCTGCCCAAGGCTTCCCATCGAATGTACAAATGTCATCCCAGATAGGGAATCTAGGTAAGAGTCCATCAGCTTGCCGTTGCAGTAAAACTCTGCGTGGGTAATCTTCGATTTCAACGGCTGCAACTGTTCTCCACCCGAGCAAATGTCCTCCAAGGATTCCCCC